AGAGGCGATAATAAGCTGCTCTGAATATTTATTCTGATCAATGAGCTCACCGTTTGTTGCCGCCTCAATAGCCTTGTCCCGCTCCTCCCCAGTCATTTCGACAATCAGAAGTTTGAGGTTCCGCCACTGTTTGATTGTTATTTCTTCTTTTTGTAAATCATCAAAATCAATCAAATCAGCAGCAGTCATTTTTTTAGTCATATTCTCCTCTATTTTTAAGTTGCGGTGCGGGTCATGGCCGCTCCATCTGAACCCATAATGGTAAAATTGACCATTGCCATTTCACCATGTCGTAAGGTAAGCGGATAGTCAAATACAATCCCCTCTCCGGCATAAGTTGGATTTGTAGCTGATTGTGCAGCACTGGTAGGCCGGAAAGAGACTGTCCCCTCGACACCGATAATAGCGAAAAGAGTTGCATCGACCTTTGAGGCTGCAAAATCATTATAAACTTCTAATTCCATTGACCAATCCCAAAGTCCGGCCACACGAGATATTCCAACATCGCCCGCCGCCGATGCATCCAGTTCTATCCGTTTGGCATTGATTGTAATGCCCTTGACATAAGTACTTAAATCAACAGGCGTACCGCTGACATCAATAGCAAAATAGTCTGTCGCAAAATGAAATACTGCCATTTTAATCCCCCTTGATTGCCATAACGCAGTGAATAGTTAAACTTGGATTCGTGCCTGTTACAGTACAAACAGCACGCCACCAAGTATCTGTAATTGCCCCGGCCACACGAGTGGCCCATTGTGCGCCGATTGCCGTTTTAGCCGTGAATGATATTCTGGTCGTTGCATCGGTAAAGGCCTCGGCATCGTCTGATTCTATTACCACCGTGATTGTCGGCGTGTCCGTACCGCTTACCGCCGTACAGTGTAAAATCCCATAAAGAAACTCTGTTGCTCCGACTGCTCCTAATTCATAGGGAGTGCCATTCTCTGATTCAGTTTTTGCCCCTGTTAAAAGAGTAGTCCCCCGAACAACTTTTTCGCTTTGCGAATATCCAGCCCCGACAAAACCGGCCAATTCTCCGTGCCTGTAAGTCGGCGTATAACTTAAACTTACGCCGTAAGCTGAATAGGCTATCGTATTGACCGCTCCGGTTGTCGGGCAAATTGTAATAATCTTGCTATCGCTCCCAATATCCCCGTGCAGAATATCTTCAATAGCTGGCGTAGCGGTATTATGCTGAACCCATCCCTCATGGGTAAAATCAAAAGTCCATAAACCGGCGCAACGGGCTACCCCGACATCCCCGAAAGCGCTTTTATCCAGTTCCTGACGCCCCATGTTCAGTTCAATATTTGTATGGTCTGCGCTTATATCGTAGCCTTCATAATAGATTTTAGGTGCACTTGTATGAGTTACCGCCATAGCTACCTCGTTGGATAATAAAAAAGCCAGTGAGAGCGAGGCCCCCACTGGCCGTTAATATTCCTATTCTATCCCGATGATCAGTCAGGACAGTTATTGATGATGTATTTCAAACTCCATTATTGCATGAAAAAGTCCTGTTTCGTTTTCAAAAGTATTGCCCGTTGTCCCCTCAAAATATATTCGTTCAACCGTATAGCCACTTCCGCCGCCCAAAAGTCCGGTTAAATCCTGTAAACAGGACTTAATTGCCGCCGCCGTTGCATCGACCGTATTACCATCAAAGCCGAAAACATCAATCTGAATTAAAGGATTCCCGAGTGTTGTATCATTTCCGCAAGCATGCTCCTGCGGATCAGCAATAACCGAATAAATAACATACGGCTCCGGCGTTCCCTCAGGTGCATTATCAGGGTAAATCCTATGTGCTACTAAAGCTATTGTAGCCGAATCTGAAATTAACTCATTATAGATTGCATATTTGAGAGTCATGCTGAACCGTATTTTTTAATGATTCTTTTTAAAGCGCCTTCTGTTTTTGCCAACCGCCGAAATACTCGCACAACAGGCCGGAAATAAGGCTTCTTTCCCATTTTGCTTGTTCCATATTCAAGATATTGATGATATGGCCCTTTCTCTTTGCCAGATGCTTTTCTGGATAAAAATTTCTTGTCGACTTTAACATAAACCCCAGGCAAATCTTTCTTTTTTCTTTCAAATAGGCCTCTTCTAATCGATAGCCAGAGAGCACCCGTTTTTATTAATTTCTTTTTCTCAATATTTCCTCTAATCATTTTTTGTAAAATTGTGGCATCCTTCATAAGTTCTTTTTCGCAAACATCGTCTCCGGTCTCTTTCAATAATTTTCTGATATTTACCTCAAGCTCCTTTATCCCCTTCATTTCGGATTGAACCATCATTCGAGGCATTAAACTATTTCCCTGCAATAAAGGATAAGTTCAGATTTCCGTCCGGTTGGATCTTGCCTGTAAATAACTTCGAGCTTTCGAGTACCGAAACTAACTCTCCAATTTGGCCGTATATCCTGCCTCCAGCGCAAACGAATCTCAACAGAAACCTGCGATTTCTCAGCCATTGCCTGATAAAGATTTCTGCCTACTGTGTCCCGGACATCCGCCCATACTGTAGCAACATCACTCCAGGTTTTTGTCGGCCCTCCATATGAACCCCTTGCGAAAGTCGGCGCCTGCAATGTAATTCTATCTTTCAAAAGTCCAGCCATTACCATAATATCACGGCTCTATCTGATATTGACGTAATAGATTATCTACAGTAAGCGGTGTTGGCACTTTATTTATAGCTAATCCCGTTGAAATCTCTTCCCTGACTTCATAAAGTGTAGCAGCATACATCAAAATAGCCTGTCTTATTTTAATGGGTACGCTTACTGCTGTTGTCCCATAGCCACAGACAAAAACAATATGTATTGGATCTACCGGATATTCAGTAAATGTAGGCCAGGACTCCCCATAAGCCAGGACTACCCGCCCGATATACCGATTGCTATCGACAATATATTCATCATCACTCCACGTTTCCCAGTCGGCGGCTTCGGCCCAATCAGCATCACGATATTTAATTGATGTTATTGACTGGAGCGGCGGATAAGGTATTTGTATATAATCAACTCCCGAAGGGAAACAGTTTAGATAACCATTCCAGGTTTGCGTAATTAAAGCACGGCCCGTAACAAATTCAGCGTATTGACGAGCTAGGGTAATCAAATTTCCTAGCATCGTATCATCTGAATGAGTGGCCTCCTCAACCTCAATCGATGCCCCGAATGAACAGGTCGCTGTTGCTACTGTTGCAACCACCCGGATATATTGTTTTACCCCGGAATATTCTATTTCCTGAACAGCATTATCGTTCGCCTCTGTAACCTGCGTAAATGCTCCGCCGCTCCAGTCTGTATAAGCCGAATTATTATCCGATTCCTGAATTTTGGCATCCACTGTTCCATTTGAGCCATTTGTCCCGGAAGTCAAACGGGCAAGCGCACGATGTCCTAAAACATCACGCCCCGTACCAACTAAACTATACGCCGCCGCCACTACATGCGCACCTGGAGCAATAGAAATATACTGCTCCAGATGATCGGCAAAATCAGTCGATTCAAGGCGCAGATGATTTTTAAACTCAGCCAGTGTTACCGGCTCAATGGCCGGCGCAACTGAAATAACGGTCTGCATAATTCACTCACTGAATATAGAGATAAATGGCTCCACTATCCCCATATGCCCCCCCATTTGTAATAAGAAATACCAACTTGCTTTGAACTATATATCCCAGGCTATCTGCTATAATATAAGCTGTTGCCGCACTATCACGATTAGCGCCGAGTCCCCATAAAATATCAATACCATTCTCGTCTTTAATTTCTAGATCCCAATTATCCGAAGGGATACTTGAACCCTCGCCCGGCACTGTTACCAGACCGACAACCTTTCCGCTAATGGCTTTCGTGCTTATACAGGAATCAACCCCTGACGAATTGTATAAATGCCAGTTGTATCTGATCATTCGTACTGTGCCAACTGTAAAAATTTCTGTGGTCGTCTTTGTACTTTGAGCCAGAGCAATAACAGCAAAACAAAGTATTCCTAAAATAAGGAACAGGTACTTTACAACTCTCATTATACCCTCCCTTATGGTATAGCTGCAGCAGCAGGATCTAGCTCGCCACTGGAACCGGCTGTATTGCCACCGTAATTTTCAATCCAGAAAAGAGCCTCACCGGTGTAAACAACAGCGTCCGCTTTATTATAACTGCAAGTGTTTAAAATAGCATGCCCGGTACTTGTCGCCTCAACTTCAATGCAACATCCCGCTGCATTCGTATCCTGATTGAGAATGATATTCCTTGCCAGCAGGATACTCGTGGCTTTTCCAGCATCATGGTCAATTACGGAATCGGACGAATCAACATCAATCTCATTGTCGTAAATACGCACATTACTCGTAGTTCCGGCAAATAAAACCGAGTTTGACATTGATCCGCCAGCCAGTCCGATAAAATTACAATTTTTAATTGTCAGGTCTACTACCGTTGTCGCAACTGAAACATGAACCTTCCACTCTTTATCGGTAGTAGTATCCCGGCACACAATGCCGTCAAGGGTACAGTCATCACCATCGGCTGAGATAGTTATAGCCGAAGTACAACCAGTTGCAAAGTTGGCAACAAGCTTCAAATTTTTGAGTGTTACGCCTGCAACATCAACCGTAATACTACCCGCCGCAGCTGTTGCGGATATTGTCGGGATAAGCGAACCAGATCCCAGGCCGATTATTGAAATACCGATAACATCACAGTCAATCGAATCGGCAGCGGTAATATTTTCAGCATGGCCGGGCAAAACATAGATAATGTCACCCTTGCTGTCCGTACATAAGCCTATCGCATAATCAATCGTAGCGGTCGGCTTATCAGGATTATAGCCATATCCGGCTGCATCACTTCCGGTTACCGAGCATACAAAAAAAACATCATTCGGCACTTGTGGTAAATCTACAATAGTAAATAATCCGCCAGCCTGTTTCCGGCTGAATAAAGCTGTTCTCGCTTGTGTCATTTCCAGGGTTCTCCTGTTAAAGGTTGACCTTTGTAATTATAAAAAAATCACTTCTTCTTTTTGGTCTCAGTTACCGGAGGATTCGGCTTTGCTTCTACCGCTTTCCCCTCTTTAATCAAAACCAGTGCCATATCATCATACATTTGAAGATATGTTCCCGGCATAAAAGCTTCATAGCCTTTGAGCAATCGAATACGCAAAACAATCCTCCTTTTTAGTTAATAATTGCAGAAGGCCCGCCGAGTTCATCCATATAGCGAGGCTCGCTGAGAATATAAACCGCATCAATATAAGCATTGGAACCAGCGCCGGTATCTGCGATATTCAGTTCCAGACAGTCATATCCATCCAGCAAATCGGCGGCATCTATCGGAATACAATAGAGGCATTCGACCTGTGTCGTTCCCAGAATATTGAAAGTATTGCTTGAAGCGGTTCGGGGAACCATCAAATCGCATTCGTCGTCTGCATAAGTCCCACCGGCAACTGTTACAACACCTGTTGCCGTATAAAGGGAGGTCCCGCCGTTAATCGTTTCAGCGGTAAAGGCAGGCGTAGAAACAAGGCAGTCATAAAGAATTAGGCTATCGCCCAAGTCTTTATAAACTTTTCCAGTTGTGGAAGTGGAAGCCCCTGTAACAGTCTCACCTACCGTAAATTGACCGGTAGCGTCTTTAATATGCAGTCTTTTACCCTGCTGTAGATACCGGGTAAATGCCAATGTAGTAGCTGCACTCGAAACAGAAACGCCCTTATGCACCGTAACCGCTGCATTACCATCAACTGTTGAACCGGCCCGAATAAGAATATCGCAATGCCCCCAGTTTTTCATACTGATAATATCACCTACTAAAGCCCCTGCCGAGGCATCGGACGGCATAGCAGTAAGGGCTTTAACAACTTTGTAAAGATTATTGATTGCATCCATTTTTTATCCCTTTCCTAATTTGATAGTTTTAATAAAAATCAATTCATTTTGCCATTTATCTGGCAGCAAGTGCCACAAACGGGGAAACTGTAGCGCTGCCCTTATATGGAGTAAGCGCTGTAGCCCAATCAGGCGAAGGTTGCCCGTTGTTTCTCAGGATAAACCGGAATGTGCTTTCATCCGTCAAAAACTGCACGTGAATCGAAGAATCTGCTTGCAGTCCACCTTTGTCTATCGTGATATATTGTCCAAAATCGGCAAAAACTATATCCCCGACAGTTCCAAGTGTTGAGGCTTGCTCAATAGGTTGAATGGGTCTGCCAAGTAATGCCCCAAACGGCGCATTCGCAATCTGACCTGCTGGAATAAACAATGGAACACCACCAGTGCCTATTGCAAGATGAAGCTGAAAAATCTGAGGCCAACAATCCTGATTTACATACCATACTGCATTAGCAAGACTGCCTGAATACATCCTGGAAAACATTTTCATAATGTTCTCGGCGACAATTGTTGCAGCGCTTTGCCCCGTTTCTTTTGCCACAGATACAAGACAACCGGCATTTAAAATACCAAGCGGTTCTCCTGCTCCATTCCCCCTGAAAATTTCATCGTCAAATTCGAAAGCAAACGCCGACTCAAATTTTCTGGACATATAAGCACCGAGCGCAACGGAATCCTTTAACTGCTCATCGGTTGCATAATAAAGCCCGATCTGCTTTTCTAATTTGAGTTCGCCACGCTTGAATTTTAGCTTACTCGCCGTTAGAGTTCCGCCTTCATTCAGCCGATATATCCGTACACCACCATGCCGAACCCCGGTAACTCTGCTGCTTTCATCCAGAGCAGTATAATCCCAGCCATTAAAAGCCTCACCAATGGGCACTCTAGTGGTTCTTGGCGCAAGGACAGCCCCGGCATAAATACGCTCATAAATCTCTGTGGCAAATTGCTTGTGTATGAGAAATCCGCCCTCAGAGGGAACGCCCTCGCTCATTCCTGTGCTTGCCATGATAAGTCGTGGGTCTCGTTGCTCTC